GGGAAACTCGATTGACGCGACTACTGGCATCAGGCGTACTCCGCTTCCAGGGTGAGGCGCAGAATCGACTCGCCCAAGCGTTGCGTGCCGCTCACGCGGAACTTACGCCACTCGCTTCCGCCCGCCTGCTTGACTTCGCAGGTGTCGCCAGCCGCAATCCCTCCGTGGTCAAGATCGGGCTTCGGCGCGTCGGCAACGTAGAACTCAAGCACGGGGGACGCGGGGGAAAGCATCGCCCCCTCTTCGGTGTTGAATCGAAGCAGTTCGATGCGGTTGATCTTGGCTTTTGATACCTCGTGCCGCCCGAACCGCGCCTCACATCGCAGGTGGGGAATAGAGTTCCACACGCCATCAAAAACAATCTTTGCGGCGTCGATCATTGCGCCAACCCTAAAATTGCTTGCGTTCGTGCGGGACATTCAAACTCCGAAACGTGGACCTGCTTTTCGGCCATCCATGCAAGATAGTTGTCAACGCTCCGCTGGTCGGGAGTCCAACCCATCATCATCTCTTTGATGTCATCGGCTAGCGTGGCGACCGTTGCCTGCTTGGCGGCACCCGCTTCGATTGACAGATGGGGGCCAAAGGCGAGCACGGGGACGCCCGCAATCAAAGCCTCATTGATTGCCGTCGAGTTGATCGTGATGACAAAGGCGGCACCCTGTAGCGCACCGGACAGGCTTTCGCCCTTCCACGACTCTCTGTATTCCTCAAAGCTGTCAGTCGGAAGCCGGGGCAGGTTTTCGTGCAGGGGGTGGGGCTGCGTCCTGTCCGCAGGGTGGGGGCGGAAAAAGACGGGCGTACCGTCTGGAATTGCGCGGCCAACATGGCGCTGGAGCGGCGGCATCCCGCGAATCTCGCTTTCGTCGAGCTGCTTGTCGCCGGTCACTTGCCCCAGAACCAGGACGTACCCGTCGCGCTTGTGGCGCACGGGTTGGCGAACGGGGGCAACGCGGGATAGCCGGAAGAACGCGGAAAGAGGTGGGCGGGTGCGAACGCAGGACCGCCAGCTTGCTGTGTGTGAAAACCCGACAGAATCAACCTGCACATGGTCTTTGCGGTCCAAAAACCCAAGTTCAAGAATGGCCGTTTGTGCGCCTATTTTTCGGGCGTACTCAATCGCCGCCGCGGCCTGCGGCTCCTTGTGGTTCCACACCACCACGGCGTTCGGCATGTGGCCGTGTGGAGGCTGGCCTCGGGTGACGTAGTACCCTGCGGCTGTCAATGATTCCTCAATCTTTGCTGCAATCTCTTTCGGCTTCCCGTAGGTTTCAAAAGTGGCCCCGCACAGAGCAACGTGGTGTTTGGGCGGTGGCGAGAGGTCTATCTTGTGGCTCCACCCGTGCGCCCACAGGTGCATGGCATAGGGCATCTGTCCACCCGTGCAGTAGTGGCGGGCCGGGGCAAGGTTTCCGTGGATGGCTTGGCGGTAGATGTCGGATGCGACATCAGGGCCAATGCCAAAAAACCACTCTTTGCTTGCGACTTCAACAAGGTCAGGCCGCTCGGCTACAAGGCCGGAGCAGGCAATCGGGCCGTATGATCCAAAGTGGGTGCAGGTCGTGGCGCAAACCATTTCGCGCAACGTCGCCATGACGGCTTTGGATTTCTGGCAAGTGCCGATCCCCAACACCGCTGCCGCCACATCGCTGCGAATGACTTCGCCCTCGTGCGTGTAGGTTGTCCCCTTGTTTTGCTGGCGGGCAAGGAACAGCTTTGAACCGTCCAGGCACCACGCCCGCTCGATTTCCGCAACGGGGCGAAACGGAAAAATGTCTGTGTCGAAATACCAGCCGCCGAATCTCTCGATTGCGGAGTAGCGTCCAAGGTCAGACAGGTTGGGGGCGGCGGTTTGCTTGCCGATGTATTCCCGGCCAGCGCCTCGAATGCGTGCGGCGACGTCTCCGTATTCCGGCAAAATCACTTCCTCGCCGTGAATCCTGATCTCGTGGTCGGGATTCAGCCGACGAAACTCCTGAATGTTCCGCTCTGCCCAATCGGGCATTGCGGGGCCGGTCCAGAAGAAGTGGATGATTTTTGGAATGCTCACGGATAGCCGCCTGAAGGGGGGGGGCGAGCGTTCGGCCCGATAGAACCGACGCCCGCCCCCCATAGGCCCAATCCCTACCGGGACAGCTTGACGTCAACCGTGGCCGCGGTGGCACCGGCGGCGGCGACGGCGTAGCCCACGGTCTTGTTCGACCCGGCGGTGGTCGTGGCAACCTCGCCGCTGGCGTCCCAATACAGCTTGGCACCCGCCGTGATCGCGCTCGCGCTGGTCGTGGCCTTCGGGAAGGTGAACACACCCTCGACGTCAACCGCGCCCAAAACGTTCGCGGCAATCGGCTCCGTTGCAACCGCCACGATGTCGCCAATGACCACCACGTCGCCGGAGGCGACCGCGCTGGACGGGGTGTAGTCGATCCGCAGCCCCTCGGATTTCTTCGTTGCGCTCATGTTGTTGTTTCCTTTTTGTTTAAGAGATTTTGCGAGGCTGCCGGGTTAGGGCAGCCCCTCCGTTTCCGATCAGCCACCCGCCGAGTAGACGGCGGCCTTCTTCTCCGCGAACGCCACGCCGTAGTCGTAGACGCAGCGCATCTGAACGCCGAGGGTGTTGAAGTCCGCGTCGGCGGATTCCACAACCGGCTCCTGGCGTCCATTCAGGAACGCAACCTCCATGAGAGGCAGGCCCATCGGATTCGCCACCAGGTACCAGGCATTTCCGGTTAGGTAGCTCGTCGAAACGGGCGTGTAGCGTCCGGCGAACGGATTGGCTGCGGTGTCCTTGGACGTGCCGCCGATCAGGTTCGTCGAGATGAACAGCTCGCGGGCCATCACGCTTTGCGCGGGGCCGGTCAGCACCATCGCCGCGTCAACGCCGATGGGGTTGCCGTCGCTGTCCTTCAGCGACATGAACGCCTGCACGGCGGAGCGGAGACCCGCAAGGCCGAGCGCGGCGTTGATGTAGTTTCCGTTGCTGTTGTTGCTCGGGAAGTTCGCGGCATTCGCGGCCACCAGCGCGGCCCAGAAGTCCGTGTTGAACGTGCGGGCGGCGGCAAAGCCGAGCTTGCGCGGCACGTCAGACAGAACGCCGAGGTCGTCGTTGATGATGTCCTTGCGGGTGATCGCCAGCATCAGCGCCTTGGTGTCGGCCTGGATGGTGCGGGTCTCGTCGCTCAACGCGCCGTGCTTGATCTCGCCGTTGGGCGAGAGGGCTTGGAGCAGGTTCGACATGACCAGCCGCACGCCGGTGTTAGCCTTGAAGTCCACCACGGAACGCACGCTCGACACGGAACGCCACGCCTGCTCGACCGCGCCGTAGCCTTCAAGAATGAACTTGTTGGCGACGTTCGACAGAACGTTGGCGATGGAACGCGTGGAAAACGCGGCGCGAATGAACTCGCGGGTGTCGTGGCGGGTGGCATCCAGGCTCTTGCCTTCGGCGGCGAGGCTGACGCGAACCAGATCCGTCATCGAATGGATGCGGGCACCCTTGGCGGCGTCGATGGTCTCTTCGCTGTAGACCTTTTCGGGAGCCTTGAGTCCGGCGCGGATCGCGGTGGCGCATTCAATCGCCTCGGCGTCCAGCTTGCCTTCCTTGCCCACCTTGATGAACGGGGCGGCTGGCCGCTCGGCCTGCACCTTCAGGGCTTCGATTTCCTTCTTCTGCTCCGCAATCACGGCTTGCGCGACGGCGGCTTCGGTCTGGGCCTTGGTCCAACCGTCGGCCACGGCCTTCGCCGCAATCTCGGGATGGCTCTCGGCCGACTTCCGCACCTCAAGAATGCGGTTCTGTTCGGCTACCGCGTTGGCGCGAATGGCTTCGGCGGTATCCACTTTGGGGTCACTCATTGGTGTTTCCTTTGGTTTTGTGGGTTTATGTTCGGCGGCAATCGCCGCGCTCGTTGACTTGTCCGCGCCTAGCGGCAAGATCGAAATTTCGTTGAGAACGCTTTCGAGAATCAGAGAGAACGGGCCTTGTATGCTCTGGCCGTTGACTTCAACGGTTTCGTCCTCGGCAACCTCGCGGTAGCGGATCGGGTCCGCGCCAATGCTCACCTGGAATCGGTAGCCGTTGCGGGCCAGGTCGAGCATCTGCTTGGCGGTTCGCCCGGTGTTCATCACCTTGCCGTCTGCCTTGAGCGTGTCGCCTATCTCGACCTTGGACGTTTGGCCGATGATGCTTTCGATGTTCCCGGTGGAGTGGCCATAGAGAATCGGCGTCACGTCCGACGCCTTCATGCCCTTGAGGTCCACCACGATGTCGCCCCACCACCCAACCGCGATCTTGCCGCCGTTGTAGGCATACAACTTGACTGTTGGCAACGCGGCGGCCTCGCCGTCCTTCGGCGCGGCGGCGGCCTCGATGGAACAAACGCCCGTCATCTGGATGGGCTTGCGATCGGGTCCGGCTTCGATTGTCTTGACTTCGCTCATTGCTCTTCCCCTTCTTCGGGCTGTTCGGGTTCTTCTTGTGGGGCGGCGGGAGATTGCTGTTGCTGTCCACGCGGGTACGGAGCAGGGGGAAGTCCGGCGACCTCGCGGGCCTTGTTCCACTCCATCTCTTCGGCAATGCGCTCGCGGATGAACTGGGCACTTTCGCGCTTCCAGTCCTTGCCCTGCTTGGCGTAGTAGGCAGCCATTGTAAGGGAGCCGTTGCCAAATCGGATGTTGTCGGCGTTCGCTTCCTTGTTTGGGTCAACGTGGCCGCGACCGGCAAAGTGCCATTCGTGATCCGCGAACTCCGCACGGTCGTCCGCCGTCAGCCCCTTGCGGGCCGCGTATTCGTCCATCCACGACGCAAGAATGCGGTCAAGAACCGCCATCCGCAGGTCGCCCCGCTCCACGTCAATACTGCGGTCGTAGGTCTGGTGGTCCAGACGCCCGCTCGCGTAGTTGTAGCCGCTGGAATTGCAGGCCGCCACGTTGTACGGCATGTTAATGGAGCGGGCGATTTCGTTGAGGATTTCCGCCTTGAACATGGCGTAGGTCGTTGTCGGCTGCTCCGACTTCAACTGCGCCAGCTTCCACCCCTCCGGCAGCGACATGATGGTGTTGCGTTCAATGTCAATCGTCGTTAACGGGTCCGCCAACTCCGCCGCGATCTGGTCGGGCAGAAGGTCGGTCTGCATAACAGCACTGATTTCCGCCGCACGCTGGGCCGCCTCGATGACCGCCGCCGTGTACCGGCGCAACTGGCCGAAAAGCCCGAGGGCCGGGAGGATTTCGGAGATTCCGCGAACCTGGCCGGGGCGGGTCGGGCGAAAGTAGTGGAGCATGAACTTCGCTGGAATCCAGTCGCCGGCCAACTGCGAAAGCCCCCGGTGGTCGCCGGGGTGGAACTTTAACATCCGGTACATCGCGGGGTTGCCGTACTGGTCGAACCGGATGCCGTCGATTTCGTCCTCGCGGGTTACGTTGGCGTACCAGCTTTCAATCTGGTCGCATTCCACCACGCGCAGGTCCAGCTTGACGGGGCCGGGAACAAGCGGGTTGGTGAACATCTGCGCGAACGCTTCGCCGTCAACCGCCTTGGCGCGGCGCATTGTGCGGACCTTCTGCCACAGTCCAACCGATGCGGCCCACCGCTCGAAGTCGCGCTCCACCGCCTGCGCCCGCTCGCTGTCGCCCAACTGCAACTGAACAACGGGTCCAACCGTGTCGTTGGCAAGCGTCTCAACAATGCCCGCAGCGTAGGAGTTGTTCGCCGTTTCGTAGCGTGCGCGATTGCGTACGATCTGCCGGACCTGCGGCGTGTTCGCTGCGGCGGCGGAAAGGGCGTCTACGAATTGCCACAGCTTCTCATTTTCGTCCGTGTGCCGGGCGTTGTCATAGGACGCCTTGACGACGATGCGCTTGCGCGGCGCGGTGTCTACGTCGAACACACGACGGGCGGTAGCCTTGCGGCGGGGTGCGGCGGATTTGCGCTGGGTGGCCATTAGAAGTGACCCGGCCCCCGCAGAATGCCAAGGCGAACGCCCATCCCCCGAGACTTGGCGGACTCTGCCGCCTTCTTCCGCAGGTACTTGTCCGCCTCAATGGCGTCCTGCACGCTAATATTCGTCACGCTCCCGCCGTCCGTGCTGACGTTGCGTGGCTGGTTTACGAGGTCTTCAATGACCTCTTCCGGCTCTTTGTTGACGGTCTCTGCCATAATTAGCAGAGAGACGTTCGTCCATCCGTTGTTTAATCCGCGAGCTTAATGGCCCCGGTGAATCGGTATGAGGTGATGATGGGACGCCTCTCTACCTATGGCACAAAAACAGCAATGAAACAGGGGTTGGCACCGTGCTTGTCTTTGCGCGTCAGCTACTTGCGCGAAACTTCTTAAGCAATGCGCGGACATTCGGCGGCGACATCCCCCACCGCTTTGCCACCTGCTCCTGGGTTTCCCCGTTCTTGATCCGCAGCAGAATGTCGGGCAGCCGCTTGTCAATCGCGCTGGCCCGGTCCATTTCGTCAAGGGCCAGCCGAGCCTTTTCCAGCGAGCCGTCGTCCCCTCCATGCGGCTCCGGCGTTGGCATAGCGTCCAGGTCAACCACAGCCGCCCGGTGCCGCCTGTCGCTTTCCATTGCGTTGTCAAATCCGTTGACCGCATCAGCGCAAGCCTTTGAGCAATACTTCCCGTCGTCGGATGCTCGCCCGTATTTGTCTACGGGGTTGGCAGCCAGCCCCCCGCAGTAGCGACAAGTGGGAGGCATCTTCCACTCGCCCGCCGCAGACGTGTCCTCGAATACGTGGTACTCCGACCACTGCTTGCCGCAGTTCCCGCACTCCCGCAGGCGGCGCTTGACCCCGCTCCTGACGTCCGTCTCATGGACAACGCCCACCCGCTTGCACCCGCACTTCGGGCACTTGATCGGCGTGCCTACAACCGCCCCCCGGTAGTCCACCGGCCATACTTTTCGCGTGTTTACTTCCATGTCGCGTCCCTTCTATTTCCTAAAGTCCGATGCGCTGTAGACCTTCCGGCGGCGAAGGCCAGTCTCTACGGGTGCGCCGCTTGTCGTGATTCCCTCCATCGCCGCCGCCACATACGCCCCAGTCAGTGCGTCCCCCCAGTCATTATGCCCCGTCGGCTGGTTCCATTTCCATATAACCTCACCCTTTGGCGACGTGAACTTTTCCGCCAACCGCTCGGCCACCACGTGTTCGGCAAATGGTCGGTGCGCCAAGGGGCTGCCCGCGTTGAACAGCGTACACCCACCAGCTTCTCCTGGCGTCCCGAGGAACGCACGTTGTGCAACCTCACGCCAGTAGCAGGCGTTGAACATGACATAGGGGCAAATCCGCTTTTGAGGGCGTTGCCGGTGGCATTGCTCCATCGGCCTGCCAACGATTGTTCCCTTGTTCCACTGGTAGCGAGTGGACGCCCGGCCAACCGCAGGCATGACCCTAAACGGCCCGCGCCACGTTTCACAAAAGCGGTGAACGGTTTCGCTTTTGAAGCTGGCATCAATCAGGACAAGGCTTGGTGCCATCCTTGACCCGCCACGGTGAAACACGGTCCCCGCGATGGCGTCACACAATTCAGCAAGCCCCCTCGTTATGCACTGGACGATTAGGTGTTCCGTTGCGTTCTCTGGCCACAACTCGCCGCGTGATGGGTGACGGCTGTACGCCGCCACGTGTGCAGTCATCTGCTGGTCAAACCCCGCCATGACCCAGTGGAGCCCGGCGCGGTTGATGTCTATGTGGCCGCACAGAACCACACTGCGCTCTGGCAGGTGCAGGCGCGGGAGGTCCGTCGCGTGGGCGAGGATTTGGTCCACCGTCAGCTCGTACTGCCCAGACGCCACGTCCTGCGGCTCGTTCTGGTACTCCGCCCAAAACTGCGACCCAGACTCAATCAGCAGGTTCTCCGCCGTCTGAAGTGCCGACACCTCGCCGTCCCGAACCCGCGCCGCCCATGCCACCTCCGCGCCGGCGTCCATCGCCTTGCGGTTCGCCTTGTAG